GGAAACCATTTACGATCTTTTAGAAAAACGTAGTAGCGTTCTAGATATGGTTCATTGCTTTCGCGATCAAGAATAACACGCTTACGCCCGTGTGCTTCCAACCAATTAAGAATTTTGTTTGTTAGTTTCATCTTTACTCTTACAAAGTTGATACATCATTTTAAACTGTTCCCAGGATTTTCGCAACCCCGGAAATTCTTCACACATACGACCCAAATTAATTGCGTCTACATTATATTCTAAATACCATTGATGCTGTTGGTCTAATCCCGGAACTTGTGTTGGATACGGTAACTTTCTATGTTTAGCCACGCAGTGATTCCATGGTAAAAATCTTGGCAATTTCATGTCCAAGGTCTTGTTCGTTAGTAATAATATATAACGTAGTATTATGTCGGTCTTTGATTCTATCATAATTAGAAGTTTCTACAACAGTTCCGCCTCTTGCTCTATGCATAGAAAAAGACAGTTTATTATTATTGTCTAACTCTGTAGCTCTACCAATACCGAGGGTGTTACTACGAATCTTTGATAATTCAACTAATTCGCTATCATCGTTGTTTAACCAATTGCGGATTTTTCTTTTAAGCCAGCTCATTCTTCATCCTTAAAATCAACAACATTACCGTCGGCGTCTGCACAAATGATACGTACAGTTTCGCCATCTTCATCTTTAATTTCGATTGGACCCCAGATCCACCAATGGGTATCGCCTTGCATCCAACCTTCTTCTTCTAGATCGTAGGCAGTGTGTTCGTCGAGAAATTCACGGATTTCTTCTTCCTCGTCATCATCTAATCCTTCGATTTCGACATCATACCAGCAACCGCCGTCAAACATTTCAACAAGGTCAACGCTTTCGATGTTGTTGACTTCGCAGTCTAGCATATCAATGCTGTCTTTCTTTCCGTCACCGCCAGGTACAAATGTAAATTCAAACTCTGGCGGTTTATCGTCTGAAGTTTCTACAGTCCATTCGCCATAACGGAAACCGTTAGTGACTGTGACTTTGCCCTCGCCTTCTCGTTGATGATATGATTCAACTTCTTGACAAGACTTTTTATAATATGTACTAACGGTCCAAGTTGCCATGATATTTCCTTAGTTTTCCAAATCCATTAAATTCCACTCTTTAATCACAGCAATAAGTTCTTCTTCTGTGTTACAAAGAGTTTTAACAGATGCCCAGTCGTCCTTCTTATTGCGACCACTGACTTCTACCATCCAACCGTTATCGTAACGATTAAGAGTGATGTTTTCATTTACTTTTGCTAATTTACCTAATTTATTTGCCATTTTATTTCCTTTCTAATTGAAGTTTGCGTAGTTTAGATTTTAATTCAGCCAGGTCTTGTTTAAGACTATCATTTAGATTATTTGCTACAGTTAGTTCGTCTTTAAGTTCACTATCTAATTCTTTCAATAGTCGTGCCTTGTAAGTACGCTCACTTTCCCAATGCCAATTGTGTCCAATAAGCATACCGAGCCCTAGTACAACAAATAAAAGAATTAAATCACTTATCATTTAGAAGCATACTCTTGTTGCATCTTAATATTGTCAAAGAATTCTTTCTTTGTTCCCATATCATCTTTAAATGCGCCACGCAATACTGTAGTCTGTGTTAAACTACTCTTAGCCATAATTCCTCTGTTCTCACAACACCCATGTGTCATTTGAATGTATACGCCTAAGTCTGTGGCGCCTGTGGCTTTTTGGATTTCCCTAGCAATATCATTACAAAGTTCCTCCTGGAGAGTTCCACGTCGGGCACACCACTGTGCAATTCTTGTGTATTTTGATAAGCCGATAAGTTTCTCGGCGGCAATAATGCCAATATAAGCAACGCCAACCACGGGTTGGTGATGATGGCTACACATACTGCGAAGCTCACTACGAACAACCAACATACCTTCATAACGGTCTGCGCTGTCGTTTGGAAATGCTGTTGCGTCTGGTGCTGGATCATATCTACCTGCCATTATTTCGTTAAAGTACATCTTGGCAAGCCTACGTGCTGTGCCTTTACTGTTAGGATCGTTTTCTTGATCAATAAGCAATCGATCAAGAACTGTTTCAAATGCTTCTGTTGCTTCGTCGATTAGTTTAGCTTTGAATTCTTCGGTAACATATTCGCTGATGTTGTCGCCTGCCCAAAAACGTTTACCTTCACGTTTCATTTTAAAACGCAAGTGGTCGCCTAGGTATGCTTCTTCGTAGCCTTTATCGCTCATTTGTTCTGCACCATTGAGTGCATTCTGTAAATCTTCTGTTGTAAATGTTGTCAATTATTATTCTCCGAGTTAATGACGTGGATGTCTTTAAGTTATTTTACTTGATTATTTAGGTTCTGTCAAACGTAGCAGTGTATTTTTCTTTACAGCCGCATCTAATACATTTAATTGAGCTCCAACGCTTTCTGCATATTTGAGCAATGCACTAGTATCTTTTGGAAAGCATGCTCCGCCAAATCCGTACAATCCGTCTGGTCCTGGTACCTGCATGTGGCTTTTGCCTATGCGTGGATCCATTTTAACCAAACCAGCAACTATATTATAATCGCAGTTAGACAGTTTAGCTAAATTAGCTAGTTCGTTCATGAATATTACTTTTGTACTCATAAAACAATTGATCGTATATTTTGCTAGACTTGCTTCGGCGATAGAACAATGTTGTACATATTCTAATGAAGGCTGTGTTTCTCTAATAATCTTTTCTGCTAGATCTCTATAGGCTTTAACACGGCCGCCAATAATGGCAAAGGTACCATTGGCATAATCTCTTACAGCATTAGCCGCAGTAAGAAATTCTGGAGCATGAACTAGATTAATATATTGATCATTTAAGCGAGTGTACACATCGGGCGGTGCTGTGCATTTACTAATAATAACACCATGATAATCTAGTGCTTTTAATTTTGCTAGAATATCTTCTAGGATACTTGTGTCACATGTTCCATCGTCATCCTGCGGAGTTGGGACACAAATAAACACACCTTCTGTTCTTGCTAGATCTTCAAACGGATGTGTACCGCGTGACGGATCTGCGTCGACTAATACCGTAGAAGGATCCCAATCAATTGATGCCTTAATAGCACCTCCTACAAAACCTAATCCAATAATTCCAATCATTTAATATTTTCCAATAACTTATCTGCACTAAAAAAATATTCAGTTAAATCTAGTGCTTGTTTTCTTACCTGCGGAATACGTTTCTCATAGTGTGTCATTGTTACAAGGATATGATGACATAATTTTTCGACGTTTTGTAAATAACTATCCCAATTTTCAGTCCATTCACTAGGATACTTAAATCCTTCATAATACATTTCGCTGTATGACAAACGATCCGGCACCATCGGTATAGCATCTACCAATGCGCCTTCATAACAACTAATGCCTAAAGTTTCTTGTAAGTTAGCACTGAATACTATCTTAGCTTCACCTAACAAATTATGATGTTCATTCTTTGTTAGATGTTGATCCTGGCAAATTACAAATTCATACTGGGGTAGTTGCTCTTTTAAGTCTCTAAATATTTCAACTTGTTTTTCTGGAGCAATACGATGCGGAAACAAAATAAGATCACGCTTGGGCATGTTCTTGTACATTGTTAACGTACTATCCATATACTCCATTGGCCAACCTGTTCGTACAATTTTGTTTTTAGCAAATTTTCGAACAATGTCAGAACTTTCATATCCTAACAGATTTTTACAGAACATTTCAATATGAAATTCTGTAGCAAAGTAATTGTGATTAATTGCGTGATAGAAACTCTTTTCAGCGTTCCTAACCCACGGTGTATCACCAATTAAGCGACCTAAAAAATCTGCTGGATCATAACTGCCGGCGTGCCATAATGCGTGAATAGTTACTGGAATTTTTAACAATTCACTCATGTACTTTAAATTTATGATACCAGGGTGCCAAGCATCAGTAAAGATAAAGTGATCACCGGGATGAACGGCTCCG